AATAGTGCTTTATGTTTTCCTAATAACTCTAAACTTCTAATAGCTGCGTTGTAGTCACCTGTTTGTTCTGTCTGATCTGCGATACGCACTAACCTTCTTAGTATATCATCTGCATCAAGCTGCAGCCTTTTCATAGAATCCTTTTTAAGTTCTGAGATTCTATCTCTAATACGATCCATCTTTAAAAACTGATAGGACTTCGCGTCAGCTACTTTGTCTGAGTAACCCGCACGCTTTGCAGCTGCTTTTGAATTTAGATCTTTAATGTATTCTTGACAGAAGAGTTCCTGTCTTCCTGTCAAGGGTTTATTTGTATCCATATAAAAAAATTATAACATAGACCTCTTGCATAAACAAGGGTTGTTATGATAGCATTACAGCATCCCTCTCCCCGAGGGTGTCTCCTGTAAGAAGAGGGGGGTTAAAAATGCCTTCGGGCATACCCCCTCGCAAAAAGGGGGCACGCGAAATTTCAAGGTCCAAATTTTTGCTAAAATTTTTTCTGACGCATATGTATGTAGTGGCAGTCGTGGTTTTTTGGGGGTGGGGGTACTAGGTTAGCACCACACCCCTCTGTCCTAATACCTCACTCTGACCTAAGTAATAAATTATTACTACCATATGATGTTCCATATACTAGAACAAACTACGAACAAGCCCCCAAAACCCCTGTGACAATCTGACCAATTTACAATTTTTTTTATTCGTGCTACAATTTTAACATGGTTAGATTAAAAAAATCTGATACAGTTTATGTATCTTCAAAATCTTACTCTTGGTTTAAGCGTAAGGTTAAAAATAAAAGTAAAATCTACATGGGGCAAGAAGTCGCACCTGTATGGAAACTGTGGCAAAATGACACACACTGGTGTGGACGAATTGTCGCACACGAACAAAGATAAATTTAGACACTAGCCCCTTCGGGGGCTAATGCCTAGAGTTATCTAGGAAGAAAAAATGATGCGTGTAAATCGTAGGGCACCCCATGCCCAAAAAAAGGTGCGACTATATGTCACATCAGGCATTTTGTCGCAGGATATAGTGTCGCATATACTCGGCAAATCGTCGCATTGCGACAACCTGCCCCATGTGACCAAAATAACCTTGCTATTTCAAATCATTCTGTCAGAATTAACCTACTTTAAACAACTAATTTGATGTTATTAATTTACATTATTTAAGTTAATTAGTCGGTCATAATTTATTACTTTGTACATTTTGGTCGCACTATCAAAATACTTCTTGACTTTCAAATTGGTTGTGTAATAATGGTTTTAGATTGTGAGGGTTTAACTATGAAATCAAGAATGGGTATCATTGGTCGTGGCTATTTACCGATTGGTAAAGCACCGATTTTCAATGGTCAAAAAGATAAATACGAGAGTTCGGCAAAATCCGTTTTTATGGGTTATGTCTTTAATAGTGAAAAACAAAGGCTTAATGATGGTGGTCGAGTGGCTTTACTTCGTAAGGCTCAGGCTCATCCTGACTACGAAAAATATATGAAATTAGCGTCTAGCAGATAATTCTGCTAGGTGTGACAGAATGTGCCATTGACTCTGAAAATGGTTGTGGCATACTAGACTTAAATATAGCGAGGTAATAAAAATGGCATTGTCTAAAAAACAATTTATAGAATTTGCTGACTTAATAGCAAAACACAATCCTACTAAAGCTATGGTAGATGATATCACTTATATCATGGCGAGTAGTAATAACAGATTTGATAAGCATAGATTTGCTGATCGAATAAACTCACAATCTAACAAACGACTAGACGGCTTAAATATCAACGATTTACAGGAAGCATGGGGGGTAAAATAACATGGCAAAAACTGTATATGTGGCTCAATCTAATTACTTAGATGTGCCTAAAGTATTTGGAAATGTGAAAGCACTATATGATTTCGCATTGAGTATGGCAAATACTGAAACACCACATTTGGATAGGGATGCAAAACCATATCCTGCTACATACTCAAGATTTAATACTCAGCTCAAGAAACAAGGATTTACAGTATTATATACTAGTAATTCTCTAAGTGCTGAGAGTTCTATCAAAGTTGATACAACAACTATTAATGGCTAATTGATATGTTGAAGATCGACTTTGATAAAGTGATTGGTGCGACAAAGTGGACAATTTACTTTGTCGTGCTATGTATTATAATAGCTTTAATAATGAAATAGAAATGAGGTTAATATGACATTATTAGAAAAACTGCGAACTACTTACAATGGTACTACAGATCAAACTTTGTATACTATGTACAAACTTATTAGAATTTCAAATACTAATGTTTGGGAATTACAATCTAGGTTTAATCTTAGCATTGAGGAGTTATCTACTTTTCCTCACGATTTGGCAGAGGAGTTTATCAAAGTATTTGATGACTGCGAATTGCTTGATGTGTTTGAGGAAAGCAAACTAAACAGACGATTACAGAACGCAATCAGTAGTGTAGATGACGAACTTATAACTTGCTCTGATTGTGGCTCTTTATCCTATCGTGATGACAGTATATATGTTGATGATCGTGGTGATTGGGTTGGTGATTGTTGCAGAGACAACTACGAATACCATGACGGACACGATCAGTATTATCATGTAGACGATTACCCCGAAGATGAAGATGCTGAAGATGGCTATGGTGTATATGGCTACGATTATGATGTGACGCAACAACTATCTCCTCAATACTACAAGAATGAGACAAGACTAATAGCTACTGAAATAGAGAGTGAAAGACGCAACAGTTGTTCTGACGATATAGTCCACGATATACACAACACTATGAAACACTTTGCATTATGCAAACATGACGGATCATTAGATAATGGATTTGAGATCGTGACTGCACCTGCAACGCTAGGTATACATAAAGAGCGTTGGACAAGATTCTGTGAACAGAATTATTCAGATCAGTTATCGTCTTGGAATACAGGCACTTGTGGTATGCATGTCCATGTTGATAGAGCATCACTAACACCATTGGATATTGGCAAACTGTTAGTGTTTATAAATGGAACATACAATGCAAAGTTCATTGAGAAAATTGCTGGTCGTGATTCCCGTCAATGGTCAGCTAAGAAATTCAAGCGAGTAAAAGACGCACTAAATCGTTCTGATAAGTATGAAGCATTGGCTACTCACAAACCTAGAACAATCGAGTTCAGAATATTCAGAGGCAATATTGCAAAGCAAGGCATACTGCGAAACCTAGAATTTGTAGACGCACTATGCAACTGGGTTGGAACTGTCGGTCTGGATAAAGATACCGATAGCGTATATAGTTTATCATATACTAACTTCATTAAGTATATGAATAGATCTGAGAACAAAGGTTTATATCCTTACCTATTCTCATGGCTAGTTAGAAAAGGATACAACAAAGGCAATACCAAACGATTAAAGACAGAAAGCGAGGAATACTAATATGTGTTTAATTATTAAATCAGATAATGTTAGTGAGTTAAAACAGAACTTATTGACATCAGCATATCACAATAATTCTGACGGATTTGGTGGTATGTTTCTTGCTGACGGCAAGATACAAACATTCAAAGAACTTCCTAAGACTGAGAATGATGTAGTAAATCTGTGGGATAAATTCAAAGATATGAAAATCCCAATGGGTTTGCACTTCAGATTCACAACTAATGGTGGCACTAACAAATCAAACTGCCACCCATTTGAAGTTCTCAATATGAAACAGCATAACAGATCTATATGGGTTATGCATAACGGACCACAATTACCAACACCAATGATTGATGTAGATAAATCAGATACACATCAATATGTGAAGTGGATTCTTAGACCAATGTTGGCACAGAATCCCGAACTACTATACAACTCCGATTGGAAAGACATGATCGAAGAATCAATAGGCTCTGACAAACTGTTATTCCTTGACGGATCTAATGGTAAGTTCACGATCATCAACGAAGATCATGGCGAGACAATGGACAATATGTGGCTATCAAATACCTACTCAATACAGCGTGGTATGGGTAGCGATTATGATGTCAAGACTGACACCATATCTAACAAACCAAAGGGTATCACATACTATGGTGGTATGAATTGGCACGGCTATGATGCATACGAAGATGACAACATAGTACAGTTTGATACATGGAAAAGTAAACAAACGGCAAAAGCTAAACAAGAAAAGAAAGTAGATTTGTGTGACGATAGTATGCCATACAATATATCCGACTTGGTTGGCTTATCCAAAGGCGAGATATCTGAGGTTGTATATCACAATCCTACAGGTACTGCTGAGATGTTAGGCGATCTCATCACAGCAGATGAGGGCGATATGTTTGACGCAATCGACACATTAATAGATCGCAGAACCGATAACAAATAAGGGGGGCACATATGGAACACGAAATACTAACACCGATCAGAGCAGTAGGATACGGACAATACAATATGGTTGTTTATTCTACTAAGATAGATGAGTATGGTGAACTTATACCATACCGACAAATGGTCTTGGCTAAACGCAAATCTTCTGAAGTGTTGGTCGAGAGAAATGTGATACGACAGGCATACACCAATACAAACTACGAACATCAAGGTCATAGCATGGCACACTTGATACGAGACTACCAAACAGTAGATAACAATGCGTATCTAAAAAATAGTGTTTAT